GTCTGCCAGCAGCTTGCGAATCTCTTCGGTGGTCAGCATACGGCAAAGCATACGCGACGCACAAGCTAACACGCAAGAATAAAAAACGACAAGGCGAGCGAAAAAAACATTGACGAAAGAAGCGTGCGGGGTTAGTGTCTCTTCATCGCCCAAACGGAATCACCCGACCGAGGCGATGAGGAACGAAACGATGATTCTCGAAGCCGCCCCCGCCGAACTCTTCCCCGTTCGTGTTGCCGCCTACGCCGCGGCGAAGGCCGCCGTCGAGTGGTCGGTCGCGAACGGCGAGCCCGGTTGGGCCAACGAGCAGCGCTGGTATCAGGCGTTCGACCGAGTGATGGCCGACTTCGCGGCGGACGAAACCCGCGCCGCCTCCTTTGACGACGCCGAGTTCGTCGCCGCTGGCGCCTACTGAAGCGCACCGCACCGCCCATGAGGGAACGCGGGGCTCGATGCCCCGCCGGTGCACCCCGTCAACCGGATTCACCGACCGACGGAGAAAGCAGACACATGGCAATCAGCATCAAACGCACCCGCGAAGCGCACGCGAACGGGGTCAAGCTCCTCGTCTTCGGCGCGGCTGGCGCAGGCAAGACGAGCCTGATCCGCACGCTCCCAAACCCCATCATCATCAGCGCGGAGGCCGGGCTCCTCTCGCTCGTCGGCGAAGACCTGCCGTACGTCGAGGTGAGCAACATGACGGAGCTCAAGGACGCCTACGCCTGGCTCGCGGGCTCCGACGAGGCCCGCGGCTTCGAGTCGGTCGCCGTCGACTCGATCTCGGAGATCGCCGAGGTCGTTCTCAATTTTGAGAAGAAGGTGGCCAAGGATCCGCGCCAAGCCTACGGCGCGATGCAGGAGCAGATGACGGACCTCATCCGCGCCTTCCGCGACCTGCCGGGGCGGCACGTCTACATGTCCGCAAAGCTCGAGAAGAGCACCGACGAGATGGGCAAGGTGTTCTACGCCCCGTCGATGCCGGGCAACAAGACTGGGCAGCAGCTCCCCTACTTCTTCGACGAGGTGCTTGCGCTTCGCGTCGAGAAGGACGCCGACGGCGTTCCGCAGCGCGCACTCATGGCGCACCCGGACGGGCTCTGGACGGCAAAGGACCGCTCGGGGCGCCTCGACGCGTGGGAAGCGCCGGACATCGGCGCGGTCATCCGCAAGATTGCGGGGACGCCATGAGCCGCGAACTGGACGAGCTGTCCGCCCAGTGGGTGGACGCGAAGGCCGACGAGGCGATCGCCGTCGCTCGCCGCCGCACCATCGAAGACCGCCTCGTGGAGCTCCTCGCGCTCGAGGAGGGCAAAGAGGGCACCACGAACACCCGCACCGAGACCGGCTACGCGATCAAAATCGTGGGCCGGATGAACCGCAAGGTCGACGCCGAGCGCCTTCAGGAACTCGCCGCCGAACACGGTCTCTCCGAGCACCTCGGAAGCCTCTTCCGCTGGTCGGCGGACATCAACGCCGCAGCCTGGAAAGCCGCCGCACCGACCATCACCGCGCCGCTTCTCGGCGCCATCACCACAACGCCGGGTCGCCCGTCGTTCGCAATCACTGCCCCCCACAAGAAGGAAGCCTGAAACATGCAATTCGATTTCAACCCGTCCGACGTTCCCGCCACCGAGAAGTCCTTCGAGGTCTTGCCGCCTGGCTGGTACACCGCATCCATCACCGGCGCCGAGGTGAAGCAGACCAAGAGCGGCACGGGTCAGTACCTCCGCGTGGAGTACACGATCTCGGGGCCGAGCGGCGCAGGCCGCAAGGTCTGGAGCAACTACAACGTGCGCAACGAGAACCCGAAGGCCGAGAGCATCGGCCGCGAGCAGCTCGCAGAGCTCTGCCGCTGCGTCGGCCTTGCCCGCGTCAACGACACCGACCAGCTTCTCGGCTGCAACGTGTCGGTGAAGCTGAAGGTGCGCGAGGCGTCGAACGGCTACGAGGCGCAGAACGAGGTGCAGGGGCACAAGAGCCTCGAGGGCTCGGCGACGCCTGCTCCGGCGGCGGCGAAGGCCGCACCGAAGTCCGGGCCGAAGCCCCCGTGGGCGAAGTGACGCACGCCGCGAAGTAGCGCGAACAAGGTGAGGGGCGCGGACGGAAGGCGTTCGCCCGCGTCCCTCATTGTTTCCCATAGCACGAGAAGGCAGATGAGAATTCCAGAAGGTCAGAACACGATCGCCGCCCTCATCGACGCGGCGCACGAAGCGAAGCGCGCATCGCACAAGGAGTGCTTTCGTCCGCACATAGGCGCCTCGACGCTCGGCGAGAAGTGCGAGCGCAAGTTGTGGCTCTCCTTCCGGTGGGCCTTCCGCGAGCAGTTCCCAGGCCGCATCCTGCGCGTGTTCCGCCGCGGGCACCGCGAGGAGGAGACGGTCGTCGAAGACCTCCGCGCGATCGGCATGAAGGTGCGCGCGACCGGCGCCGACCAGACGCGCGTGGAGTTCGGCTCGCACGTCTCGGGGTCGATCGATGGCATCATCACCGCAGGCGTGCCCGAGGCCCCGAAGGCTGCGCACGTGCTCGAAATCAAGACGCACTCGAAGAAGAGCTGGGAAGACGTCGAAAAGCAGGGCGTCGAGAAAAGCCAGCCGAAACACTACACGCAGATGCAAATCTACATGCGCGGCACCGGAGTCGACCGCGCACTCTACGTCGCGATCTGCAAGGACGATGACCGCCTGTACACCGAGCGCGTGAAGCTCGACCGCGAACACGCAGAGCGCGCCATCGCCCGAGGTCAGCGCATCGCAACGTCAGACGAGATGCCGCCGCCCATCAGCACGGACCCCACTTGGTACGAGTGCAAGTGGTGCTCGGCGCGCGACCTCTGCCACGGCTCTCGCGTGGTGAAAGAGATCAACTGCCGGACCTGCGCGCACTCGACCGCCACGCCGGAGTCGACGTGGACGTGCGCACGGCACGGCGAGAACGTCATCCCGACCGATTGGCAACGCGAGGCGCACGACTGCCACGCGCTCCACTTCGACATGGTGCCATTCGAGTTCGTAGGCGTGCGGGACTGGGCGATCGTCTTCCGCATCGACGGCTCCGAAGTCGTCAACGGCCCCGGCGGCTTCAGCTCGTCCGAGATCGTCGCGAACCCGAAGGCGTGCGTCGATCCCGACGTGGTGCGGCTGCGCACGAAGTTCGGCGGGAGGATTCTCGCGTGACCGGTCCCGTTCAATTGCGCGACTACCAGCAACGCGCCATCGACCAGCTGTACGCGTGGTTCAGCGCGAACCCGACCGGACACCCGTGCCTCGTGCTCCCGACTGGCGCTGGCAAGTCGCACATCGTCGCCGCGCTCTGCCGCGACGCGCTCACGAGCTGGCCGGAGACGCGCGTGCTCATGCTCACGCACGTGAAGGAGCTCATCGAGCAGAACGCAGAGAAGATGCGCCAGCACTGGCCGGGGGCGCCCATGGGCATCTACTCGGCGAGCATCGGTCGGAAGGAACTCGGCGAGCCCATCACGTTCGCGGGCATCCAATCGATCCGCAAGCGCGCCGTCGAAGTCGGTCACGTCGATCTCGTCATCATCGACGAGTGCCACCTCGTCTCGCACAAGGACGAGGGCGGCTATCGCACGTTCATCGCCGACCTCACGCGCATCAACCCCGCGCTCCGCGTCGTCGGTCTCACCGCGACGCCGTACCGTCTCGGGCACGGCCTCATTACCGACGAGCCTGCGCTCTTCGCCGACCTCATCGAGCCGGTGAGCATCGAAGAGCTCGTGCACAAGAAGCACCTCGCCCCGCTGCGCTCGAAGATCACGCAGGCGAAGCTGAGCACCGACGGCGTGCACAAGCGCGGCGGCGAGTACATCGAATCCGAGTTGCAAGCGGCGGTCGACACCGCCGACAAGAACGCCGCCGTCGTGCGCGAGGTTCTCGCGCTCGCAGGCGACCGAAAGAGCTGGCTCTTCTTCTGCTGCGGCGTCGAGCACGCGAAGCACGTTTGCGACGCCCTACAGGCCGAAGGCGTGCCCGCCGCGTGCGTGACGGGCGAGACACCGAAGACGGAGCGTCAACGCGTCCTCGCGGCGTTTAAGCGCGGGGAACTGCGCGCGTTGACGAACGCAAACGTCCTCACGACGGGGTTCGACGCGCCGAACATCGACCTCATCGCGATGCTTCGCCCGACGCTCTCGCCGAGCCTCTACGTGCAGATGGCGGGGCGCGGGCTCAGGCCGAAGGCGCACACCGACCACTGCCTCGTGCTCGACTTCGCGGGCGTCGTCGCCACTCACGGCCCCATCACCGCCGTGCAGCCGCCGGACAAGGCTGGCGAAGGCGACGGCGAAGCGCCGGTGAAAGTGTGCGACGAGTGCGGGGAGCTCGTGCACCCGAAGTGCCGAACCTGCCCGTCGTGCGGCTTCGAGTTCCCGCCGCCGCCGGAGAAGAAGTTCGCCCTTCGGAACGACGACATCATGGGTGCCGAGGGCTCGGATCTCATCGTCACCGAATGGGAGTGGCGCCGCCACGTCAGCGCGTCGAGCGGCCTCGAGATGCTCCGCGTTCGCTACTACGGCGGCATCAGCGAGAAGCCCATCGACGAGTACATCACGGTGCTCCACCCCGGCTACGCTGGCGACAAGGCACGCCGCACGCTGGCGACCATCGCGCAGAACGCGGGCACCTCGCCAGGGTGGGCGCTCGACGACAACCTCGACGCCGTAGCGGCTGCGCTGAACGATGCGAACCCGCCGCGCGTGGTGACGTTCGAGCGCGACGGGAAGTTCTTTCGAGTGAAGCGGAGGGAGTGGTGAAAGAAGGCATCGACAAGGATCTCGACGAGCGCATCACGCGTGCCGCGCGGAAGTTCTGCAAAGAGCGCTGTCCCGCGTGGGAAGAAGACTTCGCGCAGGAACTGAGGCTCCGCGCGTTCGAAGCTGGCCACGAAGTCGCCTCGACGTGGAAGATGCGTCTTCAGCTCAGCGTCATCGCGCAGGCGTGGTTCGGACGGCGCAAGAGCGGCGCGATGTTCCTCGAACAGTGCGAGAAGCGCGAGACGCTCGAAGAACTCGTGCGCGTCTCGCCAGTGCAACCGGACGCCATCATCGCATGGCATCGGCTGAAGGAGCTTTGGCCGAAGTTCAGCGCGCACGAGAAGGCTGGAATCTACACCATCTTGACGGACGATTTCGCCGCTGAGACGGCGCGCAAGCTCGGGTGCGGTAGCACGAGCGCTCACCGTGGGATGCGCTCAGCGCTCGACCGGTTGGCCAATCCAAAGGAAGCCAAGCGCAAGCAGGAAGAAGAACGCCGCAAGGCGCGCGAGCGCGCGAGCGCTTGGTACGCGAAGAAGAAAGAAGAGGCCGCGCGATGCGCTTGAAGACGATTCAGGAGTGGCAAGCCGCGATGCCCCGATGCTGTCTCAACTGCGACCATTACTTGACCCACCGCGGCGAGTGGGAGGAAGGTGCATCATGCAAAGTGTTCGGAGCAAACCCGCCGCGCGAGTTCGTCGAGCAAGCAAACGAGTGCGAGTCGTGGGCGCAGCTGATCCCGTTCTGACTGCGCGTGACAGGGTGCCCACCGAGCACGAAGAGCAACGCAACCTCGTGCGCTGGTTCCGGCAGACGTACGGACTCGTGACGAAGGGCGGCGTGCGCATCTTCGCCATTCCCAACGGCTCGCAGCGCAGCCGAACGACCGGCGCGAGGCTGAAGGCCGAAGGCGTCAGCGCCGGGGTGCCCGACCTCTTCGTGCCCGCGTGGACGCTCTGGATCGAGATGAAGCGCGCCGAGGGCGGAAGCGTCTCCGCCGAGCAGCGCGACTGGCACGCCTACCTTCGGAGCATCGGGCACACGGTGCTCGTTTGCCGAGGATTTTCACACGCGCGCGAAGAAATCGAAGCCTTCGTGAAAAAGAGGTAGACGAGAGTTCTTTTCGCGCGTAGAATATCACTCGTCGACGCAATCGCGACGACGCCGCCGAACGGGCGGGGAACTGAAAGGACGATGACGATGGACGCGAAGACGAAGCTCATCAGCAAGATCGCCGAGATGACGACGAAGCAGATCCTCGACTGCCTCGCGATGATTGGCGGCGGGATGGTGGCGGTCGAGCAGCGCATGGTGCGCGCGTACCTCTTCGAAGAGTACGAGAAGCGCGAAGGCGGCGAGGCTCTCGACGAACTCTTCGAAGCGATGGGGATGTGATGAGCCTCCTCGCCTTCGCCATCGCCGACCAACTCGCCGACGACGCCTGCGGCCCCGAGTGGGGCTCGCAGCTTCGCCGCGACACGAAGCGCGGGCGCATCGCCCGTGCGGCTCGCAGCGCCGCCGCTTCCGCCCTCATTCGCCACCTAGGCGACGTTCCGCCGGGCGAGTGGCACTACGCCGCGCCGGGCGCTCGAAGAGCGCCTGAAGGCCGCGCGTAGCGTCGCCTCGACGGCGTTCGAGGCTGAGGTCGAATACCTGAGGAGTCACGGAGCATGAAGACGATCGAAGAACTCGAAGCGGAGCTCGAGACGGTTACGCGTGAGCGCGACCGCTCACTCTTCGCCTGGGAGGCCGCAGGCATGACCGGGCGCACGGCGCAGAGCGCCATGCTGGAGCTTGCTCGGCAACTGGAGGACGCCAAGGCGCACCTAGCGTTCATCGAGCAAGAGTACGCCAACGAGCAAAACCAGGCGCTTACCGAGGACGCGCTGTGCCTCAAGATCGCCGGGCTCACGCATCAACGCGACGAAGCGCGCGCCGAGGTGGAGCGGTTGACCGACGCGAGCACGCATTGGCAGGTCATGTGCAAGCGCGAGACGGAAGAGGTGGAGCGCCTCGCTCGGCAAGTGGAGCTGCTCACCGACGAGCGCGACGAGCTGCTCGTGCGCGTGGCCAACCAGGACGCGGAGCTGCGCGCGACGCGGGAGGCGTACAACGGAGCGCGCACCGACGTGCCCGCGCTCATCGCCCGCGTGCGGGAGTTGGAGGCCGAGTGCGAGCGCATGAAGACTTTCGCGGCGCAGAGCTTCTCCGCGATGATCCGCCAAGAGGCCGAGCAAATGCGCGAGTACGGCCTTTCCTACGAAGGCGTGCGCAAGGTGCTCCACGAGTACAACGACGGGGAGATCTCGTTCGGAAAATTGATGGACCTGATTCGCGCAGCTGCGCGGGCGATGGCGGAGGACATGCAGAAATGAGCGGCTACTTCACCATGACACCAAGCATCATCGACAACGGCGCCTTCAACCATCACGGCGGATCCGCCTCCGTGCGCATCACGTTCGAAGCTGGGCACACTGACGACCGCGATCGGCCGTGTTTCGACGTGCTCGTGCTCGTGGACGACGAGCGCATGGCGACGCTGACGCTTCACTACGAGGCCGCCACGGCGCTTTGCAAGGCGCTGAAGGGCGCGATGAGGGGGGAGCCATGACCCTCAAAGACCTCGGCCGCCGTGCGGTGGCGTGCAAGCATTGGCGCTTCCTTCCGGGAATGCGCATCGTTGGGAAGAACGTTATGGGCAGACCCATGAGCCTTCGGCTGCTCAACATCCCTGGCTCCGAATGGCCAGAGTTCTGGGTCGCAGAGACTCGCAATGCCAACGAGGTGTCGTTCATGAAGGGCGTCGAGGATGCCGGCTTCCTCCCCGACCTCTCCGACCCCGCGACGCTCGGCTGCCTGCTCGCACTGGTGCGGGAGGCGTGGAAGGGCAACGTCGCGCCGGTCTATCCCGACAGCGACGAGGCGCTGACCAAGCTCGTCGCCGCACTGGAGGCCGCGCCATGAACCGGCGACCCCCATGCCTCAACTGCGCGGCCCTATCCGAACACGATCACCACGTCGTTCCGCGAAGCGTCGGTGGTGTCGCAACCGTCCCGCTTTGCGGCCGCTGCCACGCCCTGGCGCACGGTCACCACGGCCTTCGGACGATAAGCGACCTCACCCGCGCGACCCTCCGCGCGAAGAAGGCCCGCGGCGAGTGCGTCGGGATGGTGCCCTACGGCTTCCGCCGCGAGGGCGACGTGCTCGTGGAAGACGAAACCGAGCAGGCCGCGCTCGCGTGCGTGCGTAGCCTGCGAGCCGCTGGCCTCTCGCAACGCGCCATCGTCGCGCAGTTGGTTGCAGCGGGGCACCTTGCGCGCAGCGGGCGCCCTTTCTCGAAGACGCAGGTGCACCGGATGCTCGCGGAGGCCGCATGACCCGCGACCACATCACCGTCCACCAGCTCCCCGGCAGCAAGACCGTCACGCTCTACTGCGGACGCTGCACCGGCGCGCTGCACCTTGCGCTCCCCGTTCCGCTCGACGAGATCGTCGTGGCATCACGACAATTCGCAGAAAGGCACGCCAAGTGCGAAGGACGCTAGACGAGTTCGACGAGCTCGAAGTCGGCAAGAAATACTACCTCCTGACGTGCACGAGCGTGCGCCCGACGGTCTTCCGCTGCGACTGCGGAACCGAGGTCCGCAAGCGCAGCCTTACGCACCTCAACAACGGGATGCGCTCCTGCGGCTGCCTCTCGCGCACGTCTCGCGAGACCAAGCTCGAAGCGAAGCTCGCCGAACGC